ACGCTTCAGCCGCCACTACAAGACGTTCAATGTGCTTGTCGTCTCGCACAATCTTAAACCACTGAATGTCATCGCCAGGGTGAAACCAAACACCCAAGAAGCAGGTCGTTGCACCACTAAGAAACATATGCCACTGGCACTGATCCTTCTCGCTCTCCCGAACCTGGTCGGTCATGCGCTCACCGTAGAGGTCCTCGTCAGACCACCATCGCAACTTGTACTCAAAGACAACCGATGGGTCGTCTTCAATAACACCATCCGGGGTCGCCCGAAATGTTACGTTCTGCCCATGGCGGTAAAGCGTCTTACCCGGTTTCACCTTAGACCCCTGGTGCAGACCTAGGTATTCGCACATCTGCTCAGTGCGGCGACGAAAGATATCTTCCGCAAGATGCCCCATGTTCAAAATATTAGGCTTACTAAAGCCAGGATCAAAAATATCCATTGCCTTATTGAAGTCATCGTACGGAGTACGGTGAGGGTTGCTGCCATTGATGACAGTAATTCGGTCGCTACCACATGTGAAGCGCCGCAATTTGTCGTCATCAGACAAAGGCACAATAAGGGTGCCGCCGCAAAAAGGGTCAATGATTTCAGCCTTTGGCTCTACTTGATTGCCGAATACATCCTTGCCACTGAAAACTATACTTGCACTTGTCATTGATTCAATCTCCGTTGTATGAAATGTTTCTGAATATTGAACTTAAACGGAAGGTGAATCCATGTCAACCCAACAAAAACAAAGTAATCTTATTGAGATCGGCGCACTGTGGTATAGCACAAAGACCCCTGGTGTAATGAGCGGCACCTTTGGTAACCGTGCTCGTGTCGTAATCATACCTAATAAATTTAAAGAAAAAGAAAACCAGCCTGACGCAAAGATATGCATCGCGCCAAACGATAAGCCACAACAGAAGAAAGAGGATGACGTTCCGTGGTGAGCCGCATCCACTTTAGCAGTGGCAAGGACAACTGGGGCACACCGCCCTGGTTGTTTAGCCGTTGCAGAAAACTATGGGACTTCAAGTTAGATGCATGCGCCGAGGAATGGAGCGCAAAGTGCAAGCGATGGTACGGGGCGAAAGATAACGGGTTAGAAAAGCCCTGGATAAATTGGACGTGGTGCAATCCACCTTACAGCCAAATAGAGCTATGGCTGGAGAAAGCAGCAGCAGAGTGCATGCGTGGTGCGAGCTCAGTCGTGTTGATGCCATCGCGAACAGACACCCGCGCATTTCACCGATACGCCCCCCTTGCCTCAAAGATTATTCTTATCAAAGGCCGACTTAAGTTTATTGATCCGAATGGTCTAGTCGAGCGAACAAGCGCCCCATTTCCATCCCTTCTCCTTGAGTTTAAAAGCAGACCAAGGGCAGACATAAAGAACGTTTTACCCACAGTGGAGTTCCTTCGATGGCAAGAATAAAAGTATTTAGGAAAGACCGGCCTGGCGAAAGTGAGGAAGTGGTTGTACGCGCAGGGAAAACAAGGCACAATAAATCAGCACTTGGATTCCCTTCGGGAAAAGTAACCAAAGGGGGGACGCGCATCCCCCCGGCGGTTCTCAGTGAGTCATCCCCCAGTCAGACCAATTGATTCTCGGCTTAAGTTGTAGGCCAACTTTGGACTGGCCACCAATCTTCTCTTTGGCAACTTCATGCAGTGTGAGTCGACGACCGAACGTCCTGTGCCCCATAGGCTTGCGCCCCGTCTTGTAGCACCACTCTTTGAAGTCCTCGTAGACCGCACTGAAATACTCAAAGTCAGACCTTTGATCTCTGCGCTCACAGCAGCTCACAATGAAGTCTAAGACTGAGTCAGCCTCAACTCTCCATTCCATCTCAGCAGTGTTGCCGGATGCTGGTGCTTCATAGCGTCCACGGTGAACGAGCATCATCGCCCCCATCATGCACCACATCACAATCTTGGCGCGCTCCTTCTCCATCGACTTCACAATCTGGTCCATCGACTTACCGTTGCCTTCCTTGGTGAATGACCGGTTGAAGGTAAGGATGAGAAACCTACGAAAGAATCCCTCAGAGAAATCCTTCACGCTAGGCAGGTGGTTGCTGCTGAAGATGTGTGACGCGCGAGGTCTCAACTTCTGCGGCTTTTGGTAGGGCATTCGACCAATGACGGTGTCACCCGCCAGGATGGCCTTGGTTAGGTCAGATACATCATGGTCTGCCGATGGTAGCTCAGTGCATACGTTGAGCCTAGCGTTCGCGAGCAGAGCAATCTGGTATTCATTCGACCACCGAGCTGGGGATGTTGAGCTCACCTGCTCTGGTGGAAAGAGACCCTCGATGATTCTGCACAGCGTGCTCTTACCGTTAGCCCCTGCTCCAATGCACAGGATGGCCTGCTGAAAGGTGACACCCATGCCGCAGAGTGCAGCACCAACGAACTCTCGAACGAGATTGATCTTGATGTCGATGTCCTCATCTTCAAGGAAGAGCTCATTGAGAAACCCGATAAACTTTTCTGGCACGCACTCAAAGTCAGGAATCATTTGGTCGATACGCATGGTCGACTTTTGGTCTGGGCTATGGTGCTCAATCATGACTGACCCGTCGCGTAATGCGACAAAGCCATCAAGGAATGACACACCAGGCACATGCTCATCGAAGAACCCCGGACGCAGGAGCTCACGACAGACCAGAACGCTCTGGTAAATGCCGTGCACTTTCGAATTACTTAATTTAATCACGCCCTCTTTGCCGCCCATTCGAACGAACGACAAACCATTGTAGGCTTGAATCAAACCAAGAACGGACTCAGGCTCCATGCGCTCCCATAGGCCACGCTTGTATGTCCACAATGCGCCTTGCGTTGAGCAGGCGTCATCGAACGACTCAGTTAAGATGGAAGCAAAATGACGCGCGAGGCTCACTTCACTGTCATCACAAATTTCTGCACTTTGGATTTTGTCTAATAACATAATGTTCTCCTTCAGGCCCTCCACTCTAAAGCAGGAACGACGGACGAACAAGCAGGACATACCGAACGAACGAACGATTTCCGAACGGAGATCGAACGAACGAACGAAGGGGAACGACCGAACGACGCCGAACGAACGATAGGACCGAACGAACGAACGATAGGACCGAACGAACGAACGATAGGACCGAACGAACGAACGGCAGGATCGAACGAACGAACGAACGAACGAACGAACGAACGAACGATATATATCGCGTGCGCGTGCCTGCGCGCGTGTGTGTGCGTGCCCGCGCGTATACGCGCGTATGCGCGTGTGTGCATGTGCGCGCGCGTATAGGCCGGAAAAGCTCAATCTTTTCAAGGACTTAGCATCTCGAGCTGGATTTTGTTTAATGATTTCAAGGGCTTAAGTAGTGGCGGATCTGCTATGGTCGTTTGTCCATAGTCCCGATCTCCTAAAAGCCTAATGATTTCGTTGGTTTATCATTAGGCTTGTTTGCGCTTGTCAGATCAAAACCGTGAGATCCGTCTAAGCCAGTGGACCCTTACTTAGGAGAATTCAACGTGCTACCTCAACTTGTCATCATCATCATCATCATTCTACTCTGGACCCTTCAAACTTTCATAATCCACCAATTGGAAGCGCCACCGATACCTATCCGTGGTATCAAACCCCGCGATCGTCGACGTTCATAATTCAGAAACAAAGTGTAAGAACTTGCGAAATTAAACTAGCGCGCGCGTGATTCGTTGCGTAACGTGCGTAATGTAAGGGAATCACTAACACGTTAACCGGGAGCAAACATGGAAACACAAGAATTAGAAAACATCATTTCAATCATAGACGCGATAACGCGTTCTCAAGCTCAAACTATGACGCGGCATGGAAACCATATTGACGCGATCAAGAGTGCTACCCTTGATCTCATTAAAGCGCATCAAGCGTTGGCGGCGCGCGTCGACGCACTCGAAACAAAGGAAGTGTAATTATGGAAGCTTATAGAAAATTGATCGACGCTGAAGCGTCTAAAGAACAAACCACAAGTATCATGCCACAAAGTCGACGTGAGAGGCTTTACGAAGCTGCGTTCGTAGCAGAATCCACGGGATCCACTGCTAACCATATCATTGCCCTAATGTTGATTATTGAGAAGACCGAGCAATCGGATCCCGATTGCGACGCTATGTTGCGGGGTCTTGACCGACTCGTGAATAGAATAATCAATTGCCCTAACCTTTAATCACACACACACCAATTAGGAGAATTCAACCATGCTAGAACTTACACCCGCGTACACCGATTATAAGTCGAAGAAGGAAGTCGAAGCGGCGCTTAAAGCTGGCAAAGACTTCATAATCCAGAACTGGGACCATCCCTATTGTGGGCGCGCCTGCAATGCTGAAGATCTTCGGTCTGAAGGTCACAAGCAAGTCTTAATCCGCTACAAGCGTCTACGCTCGGTCGCACCCTTTAAGGTACCGGCACAATGAGCGGGGTTCATATTCAATGGTTCACAGCGGATCGTGCTAAGACTTTAGAGCAGGATCTAGAAGCCCTAGATCACTCTAAGGTCGCGCGCGT